TGTCTGCAATATTAAAGTCTGCGGTTGCCTCTGGATCATATTCATTAATGTCAGATATGGCAAAGATATATGTGCTGTTATCTCTACTAAGAAAAAGAGAGTGCGCTGGGGTTTTGCCAGAATCAAACATTGAAAAAGACTTGATAGAAAAACCAATATGACCCGGAAAAGTGGATGGCGAGGGGTTTGACAGTATGGATGTTAGCCTATTTTCATAAGAAATTTCAAATCCTGTATAAGAACCGCCAGATTCAGGCCCAGAGGCATCGCTAAAAAATCTTTGAGATATGCTTGTATTAAATTCATTTGAGCATAAGTAAGAAGAAACAATCCTATTATCGTCATGGAAGTTAATATTACCAAAACCTAAGCTGTTATTTTCTCCAAACGCCTTTTCGCCAAGATAAAAGTAGCTATCTTTAAGTGATAATAAATTTTCTCCAAAATCAACAGAGAATTCTGGGCCGGATATAACCTTGTCTGTCTTGACATAGTTACCAGATCCAAGGTCTAGGCTTATGTTAGATTTCCAGAAAACATCGTCTGGATTGTTCGTGTCTAACAGAAAATCAAACACATCACCAGAATCAACATGAACTCTAAGCCCAGCGCCATTTACTTCTTCAAGAGAAAGATATGGTATTAGATTGTTGTCGGTTGGCTCAAGGGCGTAATCATAAATAGAATAAGAGCCACCGCCGTCAAGAGCGACTTCTGCTGGTTTGGCAGCAAGATTAAGAGTTTTATTTAAGTAGTAGGAGCTGTTTATGAATTCTGCATTTTGTATACTTGCAGATGTATTGATAACAAGATTGTCTGCATGAATAAAATCTAAAGGGTTGCTTGGAGACCCTAAGTTATATGAGCTAGGGGATTCTGGAACAAGGTCAAAATTGAAATAAACGTTGTCGCTGTTAGAAAATTTTCTAGTGTCAGATAAGAATACGTTTGAAGAATATATGTTTGACCAGATTAACCCCGAAGAGCCAATGTCAAATGCGTCACCAACAGAAGGAGTCATAGAGCCACTAACTTGTAGCTTTGCGTCACCAACTAAGTGGTTGGTGTTGATTGCCAATATGTTTTCCTGTAGATCACCGCGCATGAGCGGCGTAAAGTTAGATCCATCAACGTCGTCACAAAGAACTCCAGAATCAACTGGCGCAGAGCCTAAATAAAACTGATAACTATCTCCACCAGAAATATAGTATCCAGCACCATGACCAATTGATATATTGAAGCTGCCCTGCTTATTAGATGTAAGTCCAAAATTTCCAATTGAAACATTTCCAGAGCCAGACACGTTCGCTGCTAAAGCGTCGTGACCGACAGCAACGTTGTCTGAGCCATAAATGTTAGTTCTTAAGGCTTGTGAGCCAAGCGCTGTATTTCTAGCGCCTCGAAAATTAAGCCTCAAAGCGGAATAGCCAAAAGCTGAATTGTCTTCGCTTGTGTAGTTAGGAAAACCAATTCGCTCAATAGCTTGTTCGCCAAAGATAGAAGTTCTTACATCTCTTGTTTTAGCATTCTGAGAGTCTGTATTGATATCTTTAAATAGACTCGGCAAGGAGTCTATTATATCTAAAAGATTATGTCTAACATGATATGGCGTAATAGATTCACTGGCGTTGTCTGACAGTTCATTAATTATATTTTGTACCAGCTGATACTTGTCTAAAAGCATATCTTATATTCCTCATATTTTGGATTTACTGAATGCTTATTTCAAGCGCGTTGGTATCAAATTTTATACTGTCTCCAGCGTAAACGTATCTAGGGTTATTAAGTTCTGCGTATAACAACAAGTTACCAGACTGATGAACGTCAGAGTCCAGTATTGCAACTCCAGATACCCATCCCCAGTCTGTAGTAGCGGTATCAAATACTATTTGTTCAGAATTTTTGATAAAGCCATTTCCTTCATACATTTCGTATCCCGGATTAGACTCTCCGCTGACAGTGACCGTTTGAGGGCCATAAAATGTAACGCCGGGAAATTCTGAGAATGTATATTCCAAAGCGCTCTTTGCGTTGTTTAGAGCGTTGGTATCATTGTTTGTAGCCGTAAGCTCAGACAAATAGAGAGGATAAAAATATCCAGATGCCTCTACGTCTTCCGTGAAAACAGCGAATGCGGTAGCGTCATCGTGACCAGTAGCGTTCCACTTAGAGTCAGATGGGCTTCCAAGACTTTTTCTTTGGTAGTTTGTAGCTGTTGGTATAGAACCAAGCAAAACGCCGGTTGGTAGCTCGGGGATTGATGCGCCAGTATCATTATCTTTGGCTACGTCACTTGTTAATGCAATAGATATATTTGATGGCTTAGAAAAAGAACCAGATCGAAAAAGGTGCGTCAATATCCCAGATTCTAAATAATCTGATAATGCAGTCATTTATATACTCCTAAGTAGGGCTGTCCTGATACAATATGTTGCATACGAAATAAGCCACCCCCGACCGAAGGTGGCTTTTTTCGCATCGCAACAGAAAAGAGATATAAATGATTCTTAGAAAGAACCAAGAATAACTCTTCTGTTATCAAGAACGCCAAAGCCAAGCTCGGCCCAACCGTAGTAGCCAGCGCGCTGCTGACGATGTAGTGTTGGGTCTTCAAAGACTTGTAGCTGCTCCTTGACTGGCATTACGAAGCTATCATTGGATGACTGATCAAGGCCAACGACTAGTTCAGCGTCATTAGATTCGACTGAACCGCCAAGGTCGCTCGTAAAGAACGACTGATATTCCTGACCTTCACCAAGTTCATCAAGATCATGAACGTTGACGCCAAAGATTCTTGTGAGAGGTGCGCCACCTTCAGGTGCTGTATAAATCTCACGACGAGTAACTTCGTCAACCTGATCTAGACCCCAGTTACGGATGTCTTCTAATGCTTCTGGTGAAACATAAAGATCAGTCAAGCGACCACGACCAACTGAGGCGGCATTACCACCAGAGTTACGACGCATAACAGTCTGCATGAGTGAGACTAACCTCTTTGTAAAGAGTCCTGCGGTTGCATCACCGTCATAAACAAGAATGTTACGGTCAACACCAGCTGCAAGGAGCGTGTGCCATCCGTCATCATTCATCTTCTTGACGAAGCCAGCTTCCATGACCTGCATCGCGCGGCCAACGATATCCCAACGAGCTTCGCGGGCATAACGTAGAAGGTAATCTACGGATGATGCGATGCTATAGGTTGGGATCATCACGTAGTCGCCTTCAACCGAACGCTCTGGAATTCTACCATGACCCGGATTTGTATAAGCGACATGTTCGCCTTCAAGGCCGGGGCTGATGAGATCAAGAGGGAACTCAGTGGTTGAGCCTGACTCTACGTTGATGGTTTCGAAAATGTTACCAAGAATGTTGCCGACAAGCACACCCTTACGAAGCGGTAACTCAAGAGCTTTTGCAAACTCTCTTTGTGCAGCTTGCGCCACATTTACGTCGGCATCCCCTGACTTACGTAGGAGAGCGATAAATTCATCACTAGGTCTTTCTGTAATAGGCATATTAATTTCTCCTTTTGTTATGATTTAAGTTCAGGGAAGGTTAACTTCGACTTTAGCATAGCCGTCAGCATCCTTAGCTGATAAGAATCGGCCTATAGTAAGGTTGCTGTAACTGTTAGCACTAACATTGGAAATCTTACCAGATTCAAGTTCTGAAAGGTAAGCAACGTCACCAACAGCTGGGGTAACGTTTGAATCGATAGCGTTAGTTACCACGTAACCTTTACGAAGAACTGTAACCTTGCCACCCTTTTGTACTTCATCTTTGTGCTGATTAAGATGGGTACGTGTTAGGTCTTTGTTAACAACGTCATTAAGTAGGATACCGGCTGGAACACTACCAGCGTCACCGGCTTCTACCTTGACGAGTGCGACACCCTGATCCATAGCAGCTCCGCTGCCAGTGCCGTCATTCATTACTACGACATCGCCACGGGTAAGTACCGTGTCGCAGAAGAAACTAATATCTGTCTGAAGTTCAAATCTGTCTGATTTTAGAGCCATAGTTTAATCTCCTTGTTTCACTTGCTAAGTACGTTGGACTCAAGCCACTCTGCTACGCTAGCTCTTGTGGCCAATAACTCATCATTCTCGTCGGAAGCGTCTACTAGAGTGGCTTCAGATGTAGAAACTTCTTCTAGGATTTCTGCCACAGCTTCTTCTGAAACTGCTTCGGCTTCTTCCGTAGCTTCTGCTTCTGCTTCTTCTGCCTTCGGTTTTTCTTCTTCTGAAACATCTTCTTTCTTATACTTGTCGGCCATTTTCTTCATAGCGGCAAGAACAGTTTCAAAAGATGTATCGTCTAACTCTTCGTATGAAGCGAGTGACTCTTCAGCTTCTTCAGCTTCTAAGCCAAGGTCGAGAAGAGCAGCCTTGCGGGCTTCCATCTTCTTTTCCTTCTTCATCTTCTTGAGTTCTTCCATTTTTTCCTTCATGTCTTCTTCGCTCTTGGCAATAGAATCCTGAAGCTCAGTGATGGAAGTTTCTTTTTCAGCAACAGAGGCTTCAAGAGCAGAAATAAGCTCGTCTTTTTCAGCGATTGTTGCCTCAAGCTTAGTGATAGATTCAACAGCTTCTTTTGAAGCTGCTTCTTCTACGTGTGAACGAAGAGCTTTATTTTCTTCTTGTGCAGATGCTAGCTCCGCTTTTAACTCTGCAAGCTGCTGCTCTAAAAGATTAGTCTCTGACATATCATTATCTCCTTTAGGAAAACTAGTTATAGTTATATCATCTAGCGAGAAAGCCCGACTAGCATCAAGAATGACACTTCTTGGGTTTGCTGGCTTAGACACAAGACCTTTGCCAGAAAAAGAAATTTCTTTTAAAGACCTTCCAATTTTATAGCCTTCATACTCACCAGTGCCACCGTAGGCTCTTAGATGTTTAGTTAAAAACGCAGAACCTTCGTTTCTCTCTAATAATTTGGCTTCTCCAGCTTCATTTATTAAAGCATAATCAAAACCAGCAAATAAACACTCCATAGACACGAACCATTTGCCTTCTTCAATTTCGGCAATAATTTGTGACATTCTTTCTCTATTTTCTGGATTTGTCCAACTGTTATACAAAACAGCTTCCGTAACTATATCAAACTTGGATGGCATCTCGTCAGAAGTGACTTTTTCTCCATCTTCGCCAATAATATAGCTACCAGTAATATGCCCAATAATATCATTTTCATCGTGCATAAAATTGAATTGTTTATCTTCTGGAGTAGATCTAGCCGCCCAAGTCTCAGAAGGATTAAAAACGTCATCGTTCTTATTCCAGCCGGTAGAAACTAAAACAGAAGTGATGTAATATAAATCGATCTGTTTTGGGTTGGCGCTAGCCTTTATCTTATTTACAACTTCAGAAGAAGTGACGGATGTATCTTTCGCAACATGTGCTGGCATACAATAAGCGATACTTGCACTTGTTTGTACAAGATCAGCTATACCGTCTTTAATTTCTTGTTTATATATTTCCATTTAAACCTCTCAAAAAAACTATACACAAGATTGAAGAAAAAGCGTATTATTGCATGTATTCTGATATCAAAATACCAATTGCGTGATTCTTGAAAGACTCAACTGACATTGTATTTATAGATACATTGTGAGAATTGAGCTTCATTTGAAGTGTTTTTGGAATGCCAGAATTAGATTTTAAAACGGAAAGAATATCATTTTCTGTAACATTGCTTAATACATCAATATTAAAAAATACCTCAAGTTTAAGGTTCTCAAGCTGATTGGCCTCAGATTTGTTAAGCTGTCTAAGGTTTTTCTTTCCGACAGAACCAAGGAACGCCTTGTTGACACAAGAGCCTATTTTGCCCCAAGCATTTTCAGACCAGTCTAAAAGTTCTGCAACTCCGGGTTTAGATCTCGGTGTATCGACTCTTTTTTTGCGTGGGCCTTCGTCTTTCTTGTTCTGTGGGCGACCGGCCTCCTTAATGTCAAGTTTAGTTTGAGGCTGAGTTGGTGCATTTTTTTGTTTTAATTTTTCCTGCTTCATATTTAGCTGGCCTTGTTTATCCATTTTTTCAAGATCTTGCTGATGATTTGGATTATGGTAAGGACTAGCTTTTGGTGGACCAGAGTTTTCTCTCTTGTCGAGTTCTCTTTTAATTCTGATATTTTCAATTTGAGGAATTTCTTTGAATCTCTCAAGAAGTGTTTCGTGACTGATAATATCACGATCAGCAAGCTGTATGAGAAGATTCTTTTCGGCAGCTTCGTCTGATAGTGTCATTTGATCAAACTGAATATGAGCCTTATACCTAAAACCCATAGCCTGACGAACAAGTTCTATTTCTTTTTCCCAGAATCTAATTAATTGATCTCGACCATATTGTAACCGTTCAACCAAAGTCTTGAGGGAGATGAAATTGTTTGTAAAACCACCGCCATTTGTGGCCATACCAGTAAGAGTTGGTGGGACACCTAGTCCAGCGTAGATGCTATTCAACACGGAGGTATACTTCTCGGAACCTAGAAATTTGTACACCTCACTATGAGATTCTTGAAAAGATAGTTCTGGACCCCAAACGAGTTCCATAGTGCCACCACCAACGTTACTGGCAAGAATGTCTCTAAGCTTGTTAATAGCTGCTTTGTTGGGTAAAATCTTATGCTCAAGACTACCCAAAGTCCACAATCTAATGTTAGATATAGCGCCATCTAAAGCTGAAAGATCAGCAAGTCGCATCTTCTCTAACATAATTATATCGTCTAATATGGCATAAATCATGGGGTTTGCCCATTGTCTCCAGTCGTCCTTTTTGTAATAGAACATACTAAGACGTTCTGGGTCTAGAGGTATATCTTTCTCTCCCCTTATTAAGCTTTGTTTTATTGCCGTAGGTAAAGTATCTAATACATGATTAGGGATATCACCAGCCTTGAATTTGTCAAAGAATGAATTCGTTGTAATTGTATAGTTCTGTAAACCCATGAATAAAGATAGGTTGCCATCTTTGTTTTTTACGGTCAAGGGATTGAAGAAATTGTATCTCCAAGGTATTTCGTTTGGCGCAGCGGATGGTAGCTCAACCTTGATATCAGAAGAAAGAGCCTTCATGTAATCCTTCAATTTAGGTGTTATTTGAGCGTAGCTACGGTAAATAATAACATTGCCGGTTCTATAAAGATTGTTTAGAAATCTTTCTGAACGCTCTTTGCCATTAACGCTGCGGAACCACTGTTGGTAGAATTTTTCAACACTCTTGTCTCTGTGAACAATCTGAATACCCTGACTTCCAAAGTCACCCATAAGATCGATAATATTTCTAATGATACCAACCTTATCGTATGCATCCATGCACATTTTGATAATTCTACGCTGCTGAGTGGGAACGGCTTCCTCTGGGCGAAAAGCATAATAATCGCTATGCTGGAATCCCGGTCGCACTGACCTGTTCGGTTCTATGTCTATAAAGTGGCGATAGTGATTGCCCTGAGATTTACTTAGTCCGCTATAAGATTCTACATTTTTAGAAAATTGAGACATAGCGTTGGCTTTGCCTTGATCGTCGCCATCTCCCCACGTAAGCATATCGTCATTCATCTTTAACCTCAATTGGAATGTAATTGGAATGTATACGTATTAATACACATCTTTCATCTGATCTGCAAACCAACTTGGACCATTGTATAATGTATCGTCTGTTTTAGGCATATATCCACCAGTTGCAAAACCTCCATAAAATTGATACTCTGCCTGAGTTGGTAGTCTTTGTAAAGTTCTTGCGGCCATGTTTGCCATCAGTAAAGCTGAATATCTATCCTTTCTTATTTTACTCTTTTTGCCAGTTCCAACAACTACTTCTGGCGTATCCCATCTATCTCTACCAGCAGAAGTTTGAGTCATCTGAATCATAGCTAATTCATCTTTTAGCTCTTCGATGTCTAAGACGCATTCTTCAAGGGTGTCAAACATCCTCCCCTTAGTGCCGTCTTCATGGCCAGAAATTGTTAATGTCAATGGGTCGAATCTTGGAAATAATAAAGCTTTATCCTCAAAGTCTTTTCTCATGCCGTGGTTTGATTCAGCTAACCAATCGTATTTAGCGAATTGGCACATTTCTAATATGTGTAGCCCACGTTCTCCGTCTGTATCTTTTGGCTTGTCGTCGTCTATAACTGGCCAAATAGGAGCCTCTCCATCTTTAATCTTATCATTGTCATGAAGAGATTCCATTACAGCAACACCGCCACCCTGAGCGTCCATTGCTATATGTATACATGGAAATAACTTCATTAAATCTCTTATTTTCCTAGCACAGTAAGCATAAAAATCTGTTTCAGTAGAATATCCGCGCTTAACCTTCTCTTTATGTTCTGATCGTGTCGTTGTCCAGCAGTGAACTATCCTGCGATGCGAAGGGTGTACTTCTAAAACAACAATGCTAAAATTGTCAACTTCAGATGCGGGGTCAACACCAAATATATAACGCTTGTCTTGGTTTCCTAGCAAAACCGCTTCAAAAAGTATATCATTACCATTTTCATCTTTTATAGCAGAGTCTTCAGAAACAACGCAAGACTCAATCAAAGAACGCTTGAAAAATCCTTGAGAGTCTCTTGTAAAACAAGCGCCGTACTCCATTTGGTAAATTCCAGTATGAACGGTGGCCTTAGATCGAGCTACTTGGTCGGCATCCATAAATCCCTTTGGTAGAAGTTCATATGGCATTCGTATTATAGAATATTGAGTCCAATCAAAACTTTCTGGTGGATCTTCCCCGAATATTTCTCTAAGCCTCGATGGGTCTCCTTGGCTTTTAATGATAGACTTCCACTTCTTCCAGTATGTAGCAAAATGATTAAAATCATAATAAGCTGTTCCTGAGAGAATAATCTGATTGTCTTTCTTAACTTCTTTCTCTTCTGTGTGAAAAGATACACCAAGCTCTTCTGCTTTCTTTTTCGCTGCTAACCTTTTTACGTTTTCTACTGGGTCTGCACTAACAGCCGCAAAACCAGCAACAACGTTTTCGAATATCTCTCTAGGTATAGAAGCAAATTCGTCAGCAATAATATCGTTAGCTCTTTGACCTCTAATCTTTTGTCCATCGCCTAAAGGTAAACATGTCACTGTGCTGTCATTAAGACGAAGTGTGCATCTATCAGTATCTCTACGTGGTCCACTATCTCCGTCGCAGATATCTCTTAACATTGGAGAATTTCGCCATATAGTCTCCATATACTCAAAAAGAACCTTGGACTGTCTGAATGCCGCTCCGACAACAACTACCTTTCTACGGGGCAATATGAGCGCCCTGAGTACCGCATAGAGGGAAAGCATGAATGATTTACCGAAACCTCGACTGGCGATCAGCATTGGAAATTTTCTATTCCAAATTTCTTTAAGAAATAAAGATTGGGAGGGTAACAATTGAATGTTAAGTATGTGGTTTGTGATGAATGATAAATATTCCGGCCTAGTCATTAGCCAAGCTAATTTAAGATTAAAGTCGTCATCTGAGGCACTAAGAATAGACATGGGATTAAAGAATTCTGTTTCTATCGAGTCTAATCCAAGCCATGCTTCGTCAATTGTTTTTAGATTGTTTTTTACCATGAATGTATAACCTTGTCGGCAAACCCGTAGTAAACAGCGTCGTCTGCGTTGATATACCAATCTCCTGATTTTAATTTTGTATTGAGATAATTCTTAACCTTTGTGGTAGCGCCCTTGCCGTACTTTTCTAAAAAATATTGACCCTTAACGCACTGAGAGGCATAAATGTCTAACATTATATCACATATGTATTTTTCGTACTTAATCCAATTTTGAACATTTAGATAGTGACCACCAGCAGAGCTGCTTCCATAATGAGACATAAAATATGTGTTTGGTGTTATCAATCGAGAATCTGCCGCTTGAAATATTATACTACTCATTGATTCTGCTTGGCCATAAGCAATGATTGTTATATAACATTTAGACATCGTAATAGCGTCATAGATTGCCATCCCGTCAGACCATTCACCGCCAACGCTCTGCATGTGAATGGTAATTGGCTTGTCTGACTTTATTTCTAGCGCCCTTATGTTTTTAAGAAATGTATTCGACATCTTGTATTCTACTCCGGGATTTTCGTCATCTCCAGAAGTGTAATAGTTATGTAGAAATATCTCTCTTGTGTCTAGATTAGCGCCATAATTGTGCAAATCGTATAGGAGATCTTTATCATTGTTGTTCATCTTATGTCTTTCTCCCGATAGTATACATTTCGTTAATTCGCTTGAAAATGCTGCTAACAGCAAGGAATGCTGTATGTTTGTCTCCGCAGAAGAGTACGTGTACGTCATTGTATAACTCAAATTCTATTAAACATTTTAGCATATACTTACCAGTAATTTTAAGTGATGCCTTGTTCTTTACTGGTATTCTTGTGTCTTTAGGAAATTTAATTAGATCTTCAAGAGAAAATTCTAAAACTAGATACTTATGAGGAAAGGGTTCCATTCTTTCTATTTCATTCAAGAAAGCGTGTTTCTTTTGTCCTAGATTTATAGCTAGCTCTTCAACACAGCCTTTTCTTTCTATACATATTTTGTCTTCCATGCCCTGTATTGAATAATCGCCAGTATCAAGCTTCTGGTCTATCATACCAGCGCAAGTATTGAATTTACTAAAATAATATCCATCCTGCTCTCTAGTGTCTTTGAGAACAGTGAAGTCAGGAGCTTGTTTATACTTTGCCATCTATGATCTCTTTGAATAAATTTTCGTAGTGGGACTCTTTTCCGGTGATTGATTTATGGCAATGGCGACAAAGGGTAATACCATTTGATGGTTCATATCTTAAAGCGGAAGCGGTTGACCAAGTTTTTATGTGATGTACATTTAGATCTTTTCTGCTCTTGCAATTTGGCATTTGGCATTTAAAACGATCTCTATTCAGAACAGACATTCTAAATTTCTTGTATTCTGGATCGTTGTAGTCTCTTCTCATAATGGATAAACTTTATCTATTCTTAGGTACTTTCTTATCTTTCTGCATATTATACGTGTTTCAATTGAGCTATCTTGTTTCATGATCAATCTCATCAGCCGATGCATTGCTATTTCGCAGGCGTCGTCGGGATCAGAAGCTTCTATGAACAATATAGCAAATGGGCTATGAAATTCATAAAGATTAAATGCCATTAATTCTTCGTAGACATCAAAAAAGTCTACAAATAGTTTATAATTTCGCATCCAACATAAGTTTTATTAACCCCTCCAAGTTGGTTTTGGGTTGCCAGCCCAGTTTACTTTTGGCTTTTGAGAAATCTCCTTTTAAATAATCTACTTCTGAAGGTCTGTAAAATTCTTGATCTATTACATATAGGTTTCTATAGTCCGTTATTCCAGCGCTATAGAAGGCTATATTTAAGAACTCTGCTATTGTGTGAGTTTCTCCAGTGCATACAACGTAATCTTCTGGAACGCCTTGCTGTAACATTAACCACATCGCTTCTACGTAATCTCCCGCATAGCCCCAATCCCTGTACGCTTCTAAATTGCCAAGCCTTAGTTTTGGGAACTTGTCGTTATTTATACTGATGTAGTCGTCGCTGAAGAATAATATTGGGTTTTCATAAGAATTCCTCCAATGAATAAAATCAGCTATCCATTTAATAATTTTTTGTGTGACAAAGCTTTCGCCCCTGCGCGGACCTTCGTGATTAAATAATATTCCACAGCTAGCGTATAAGCCGTATCCACTTCTATACAAACCAACTGCATAATGGGCGGCGCATTTAGAGATAGCATATGGAGAACGTGGCATGAACTTAGTGGTTTCGTTTTGGTATTTATTGCCATTTCTATCCATGTTATAAGAGCTTCCAAACATTTCGCTTGAAGAAGCTTGGTAGAACTTAACATGTCTCATATTTAAGTCTACAAGGCTCTGTAAGAGATTTAGGCAGCCTTTTCCAGTAATATCCCATGTGAGAGCTGGTTGCTTGAAAGAGGTTGCTACATGCGACTGTGCCGCTAGATTGTAGATTTCATCAACATTGTCGTTATCTTTGAATATGTTTATTACACTGCTAACATCGGTTATATCCCCTTCGACTAGCTTGAATCTTTCATGGTTTAGGATGTGTTTTATTCTTTGAGTGTTATCCGTGCTGCAACGCCGAGATATGCCAACAACCTCATATCCTTTATCTAAAAG